GAGCAATAACAAGGACTGGATTGAGGTCCTCGTTGCAATTGGGCGCATCGAGGAAGGCATTAAATCAGTGCGTGATTCAATCGAACGTCTAGACCGTAAGTCTGATGCTCAAGATGATGCTATCAACGAGATGCAGCTGGAGATCCAGAAGCTAAAGACTCAGCGAAGCACCGCTAGAGAAAACATAGCTCTAGCCGTTTCCATTATTGCGCTGTTGGCAGCGCTCGCAAGCGTCCTAGGAGGCTAGGGCGGTTATAGTAACCCGACAAGCTGAGGGCCCCTGTCAGAGGTGAGCAGGGGCCCTTGGGTTTAGTCGGCTTCCTGTGCCCTAGACAAGTTTTCACAGAAGAAGCACGTCGGTAGACCTTCAACGCAGGTTCTGTCGCAGTGTTCGCACCAGAAGTTATCTTCATTGTTGCTAAAGTAGGCTACATTCCAACCGCAAGCACAGATGATCTCGATAAAGTACACAGCATTGGCTTCTTCATCATAAATACGCTCAATGATGTACTCGACCTGAGAACTTTTCTTGCGGGTCTGTCGCAGGCGCTCTAGGCGCTCTCTAAGCCATCTCAGCACGATAACCCTAAATTGATCTGGTGTTGGTTCCCTTGACGGCAGTTGAGCCTCGTTGCCACTTACCGCAATCTTTGCAGACATAACGCTGGTAGCTACTCGTTGCCGTGTGGCTGAGCCCTCGCTGGATTAGGTTGGTAGAGCCACAAACAACACATCCAGTCTCGACGCTCTTAACCAGTGCGGTGCTCGGGTGGTTCTTAATCCAAGGCTTCAGCTTCTCATAAAGATCAACCAGAAGGTTTACATCCTGTAGTTGGTATTTCTTCATCTCACGCCAAGCCTTCTCATCACCAGCCATGCACTTTAGCCATAAATCGAAACCAGAGTGTTTTACCTTCTCGCCCACACCTAGAGTCTGTGCAACATAATCAAGCTTGTTGCTCGGGAACTTGAACTGAGACTTAACAACTCGCATAAGGTCAAGGTCACGGTATGGCGAAGGTGGCAACATCCCAGCCTCAATCAGCTCACGCTTTAGGTGCTTGCTGTCGAACGAGGCAGAGTTCCAGCCAATCAACACATCGGCTTCATCTAGTAGCCTGTGCACTTCTTTAAGCATCTCTTCTTTACCATCGTGGTGCACAGATTTGAAGATTACCTTCTTCTCTCCGTACCAGCGAGCGCCGAAACAAAGCATCTCAGTTGACTCGACGATCTGGCCGATAGATATATTCTGGTTCCAAAGTCCCCACACGTATGCAAGGTTTGGCGTAGTCTCGATGTCCAGAAACAATATTTTCATAGCGCCCTAACGCTCAGGTTAGTCTAAGCTTAGCCTATTGACCCAAGTTCTACCAGCATCGCCACCCCATGCATCCCAAGCAACACGACCCGGACTTGGGTAACCTTCTTCGCCAGCACTGAATCCAGTAGCCTGCTTATCAACTGTGTGACGTGCAAAGTAAGACTTCATGCGAACTACAGTGTCACGAGTTACAAAGCCACCAGCAGCAAGCTGTGAGGCACGACGGCGACCAGTAGCAGTAAAGCCATCCCCAGCCTTGCCATCTGCGATCCACTTTAGAGCTCGCTGTGCGGCACTCTGAACGCCAGCTGGGACTTTGTAGCGAGTCTCGGCTTCCTTTACGGTTAGCGGTAGTGACTCTCTGAGCGAGCGAATCTTAGTTAGGGTTGAGAACTTGTGCCCAACCTTAGTGTCAGTAGCTTCCCATCCGTCAGCACCTTCACGCCAGACAACGATAAGTGCAGCTGGGTTTTCACGAGTGCCAGAAACGGTGAAGCTTGAATCTGGTACGTTAATTTCTCCGTTGCGAACAATACGCTCAATCTGCCCCTGTGAGGTGCCTCCTGAGCTTCTCCAGCGTACGAAGTCTCCAACCTTTAGAGCACCAGCAGCAGCCTCCGTCATGGAATCTGGAGCACTAACACGCCCCGGTGGGATCATGGATAGACGGCAGACACCGCCTTCTTGGATCTCAGCATCAATCAGTGTGCACTCGATGCCATCTTCGGTCATCTGGTGGAATACGCAGTTACCGCACCTTACTCCGATGCCCGCATCTTCATTTTCAGAAGCTGGAGTATATGCAACATATACAGTGCTATTAGGACCACCAAGTAGGCCGTATTCTTCAACAACAGATGCCATCGCATCAACAAGGGCCTTTTCATCGCCATCTAACTGTGCGTAAAGTTCTTCGTTCATTCTGTCCAGCCCTTCTTGAGCGTGGGTAAGTGTCGGACGTTTCTCAAGTAAATTATACCGTGACGAGTCGCATCGTTAGCATGACCCATGCCCGGGCTGTACATGCCAATCTTTTTAAGCACAGAATCATCGCATAGTGGCTTCTGACTTGGTGGCTGGTAGTAAATCTTAGAGGCCTTTGCCTCGAGCGCCTCTATCGCACCAATAATGTAAGACGGAGTAATGTCAACGCCATGCACACCGGGGCGTACAGTGAAGCTTTCACAGACTACAAAGTCCCACTTTGCATCAGTGCTATCGTGCCAGTGCAGGAAGCCTTTTAACCCATCTGGTACTTGGTGCACCCAAAGCAGCTTCGGTTCAGAAGTTGCATCAAATTCGATCAACGCAAGGCCAGTTGTGCCCCCCGGATCCACGCCTAGCATTGTTGGCATTACTTGGTCTCCATCTGTAAATACGCATAACAAGCCCTAGCGAGATCGTCTCTTGCGCCATGCTCAAATCTCTCAGCGTGGAATCGAACGAAGTCTATCTCCTTTTTGACTTCCTCGAACGATGCTTTTTTGCTAAAGAGGTTTGGCAATTTTCCTACCTATCTGATTTTTACTTATTCCGGTAAGCTTCGAGAGAAGCGAGCCAGATGTACCTTGCGAAACAGTCAATTCTACCAAGTTCCAGTCAACTCTGCCCGAGTCAGCTTGAAGCATTAGGTCTCTGATGTTCTCCAAGTGTGCAGGGTTCAAGCGACCACCGCTCTTGCTGGTTTTCTTGGTAATCTTTGCGATGTGCGAGTGGCTGGCTGAGCCCTTTGCGATATTTGCGATTTGTCGGTTTGAGAACACTCCAAACTCTGCAAGTCGCTGGATTGTGTCATCCACCACTGCCCTGCTAGAGCTCTTGTGCGACTCTCTGAGGTGAATTGCTAGGCCGATGGCCATAATCACATCATGCTTGTTCATTGTGCCTCCAGAACCGTTCTAGAGTTCTCTACGTAAAGTCTCATGCGACCCTGTGAACGCAGTGACTCAACCATTTCGTCGAACTCACGCTTGCGCTTGTTGCCAAATCGCTTGAAAGCCTCTTCATACTTGACCTTGCCACCCTTTGTGGTGACAAAAGCCTCTAGGCTGTCAACTTCACGCTGCCACTCGGACTCACTGATTGATGCAGCCATACGCACAAGGTTGGTGAACCAACCCTCGGAATAGTAGATGGCAATCAGCATGTGACGGAGCTCTACTTCATCCGAGCGGTCATACATAGCCAGCAGGATTGCACACTTCCAGATGGAGAGCGACAAACGCTGGCGAGATGGCTCAATGGAGTCCTCGTGCTCGTGGCCCTGAGTAAATGTACCCATGTCCCACTTGAACTTGTTAAAGCGGTCCAAAGCTTCGACGCTGAGTCTGACTGGGCGAGGGAATGGTGCACCCTTCTTCTCCCAGTACAGCTTGCTGTCATAGATTGAGCGAACCATCTGGTCCAGCTCGAAGTCAGCAGCAACTACAGTCTCCTCTTCTGGAGCCTGCTCTACCGCCTCGAGCTCGAAGGTACGCTCTGGGGCATCTGCAACAACATATAGAAATCGAGCCAAGAAACCCGAGCGGAAGTAGTCCACAGTGAGGATCTCGGAAACCTTGCTGGTGATACCCATCAAGTACATGATGAAGTTTGTCTCTGCTCGGTCAGTCTGAACCGCAGCAGTCGCACTCTTGCCACCAGTTGAGCGGATGACCACAGGTACATGACCATCGTAGAGCTCAGTGAACTGGTCAGCAGCAGTTGCCATGTAAGTCTTGGTAATAAACTCCTTGAACATACCTTGAACTTCATCACGGTGGAACAGTGATGTCATTTTGTCACGGTTTGCAAGGTGCTTAACTAGACCTTCAGCGGTTACGTTGGAACCGATGTCAATCTGGTAACCGACATAGCGCTCGTAGGCACGAATACAGCGAAGCATCAACTGACGGCTAGTTGACTTGCGGCTTAGTGTGGTCTCACCCAGAAGCATGAACCAAAGGTTTAGTCCCAGCTTGCCATACTTGGGAGTTCCATAGCCAGTGTCTGAGAACGCTGAGGACAGGATGGTGAAGGCACTAGCAATCTGGTACTCAACTGCACCATCGGTCTTTTTCTTAGCCCAAGCAACATACTTGTCAATGAAGGTTGGGATCCCAGCAACAATGCCACGCTCTTCTTCGGTTAGGAAGTCAATCTGACGAGATTCGGCCTTCTCAGCGAGCTCCACAGCCTGCGCTGGGGTGTCTGGAATCATGTGGGACTGCTTAGCCCTCTGGACATCACGCCACAGGTCACCGTCAGCATCGGAACGCTTTGGTCGGTCAGGTCTGTGGTACTTGTTGCACTTGGCGTGTTTAGCTACGACAAAGACTTCTTCATCAGTCAAGCCAGCACGAAATAGCTCAAGCTCAAGCTTCCAAAGCATCTTGCTCAGGTCAGCTCCGGGCAGTGGCTCATCCATGTAAAGCGACATGATGTTTGGGTCAGCAGGAATCTTAGCCAAGACCTTGATGATCTCAGGAGTCTGCTCTGGCATCGGAACATCTACTGGCTCGCTAGGTGACTCAACCTTGATGTCAGCGTAAAGCGCTTCAATCTCTTGGATTGTGTAGATAAGGCCAGAAGCCTCAGCTACGACCTGTTGAGCTGGAGAGTACTTCGTGTTATTGCTTCCCGGCACACGAAGTAACTTGGTGGGGTTCCAGCCCGACAGGTCACAGCCTTGGTCTTTGTGTGCGTATGCAATCTTCTTTGATAGCAACGCTACCCTCTGAGGCTCGTGAGGGGCATCCAATAACCAATAGGCATGCCACCTTCCCTCAGAAGTCTTTACAGTAACGCTAGGTGGCGTTCTGAAGTGCTTTGGGTCACAGGTATCCGCATCCGCATAGACTGCTTGAACAGACTTTGCGTTCTCACGGATACGACGCTCCTCGTAAAAAAGGATCGGTGAAAAATATACATCTGAGCTGGAGTTTTTCTTACTCCAAGCTTCCATCTCCTCGAGCTCATCTGGGTAGCTGAAAAACTTCTGTACAGTTGGGTTGCCCCAAGCGTCTTTAGTAACTACAGTGGCGTAGCCAGCAGCCTCTCCCAAGACTGTCTCTAAGAACTCCCTTATCTCCAAAGTTCATACCTTTCTCCAAAAGTAAATCGGGTAGTGACAGATGTAGTCATACGAATAGTTAACACTACCCGATTCGTGTCCCCCTCAGGAATCGAACCTGAGCACCAGCCGGAGAAAAGGGAGAAAGAGAGCAGCACCAGCGGGGACTTGTTGTGCGTTGTTAAGGAGACGCACCCCTCCTGCCCGTTCAGACTTACTCAGCCCAAACTCCGGTTGCACCTGCTGACTTCAGTGCAGAAGCAGCCGATGAGCCCGTGGAAGGCTTAGCAAAGCCCGACACTTCGTTGGAGGCTGGGTATGAACCCTCTGCCTCACGGACCTTCACACGGAGAGCGATCTCCTTGCCCAGTAGGTCACGAATCTCAGGGACATTGAATGAGCCCTTTACCTCGTAGCCTAGTGAGGAGAAGAAGTTCTCAAACTTCCAGAAGTCTCCAGCTACATACATTGGAACATAGCTGAACACTCGGCGGTTGTCATACTGGCCACCATTGATCTTGAACTGGATGTTCCAGCGTGGCTTACCAGCGTTAGGGCCAGCCTTTACTTCTTCGGCCTTGATGTCAAACAGAAGTGCATCGTAAGTGCCAGCTGGGATTGGGGTTAGGTCTCCGCCGGTGTTAGGTACAAAGTCGGCTGGGACATTAATTGTGAAGCTCATTTCTTAGCCTCTCCTATCTTGTTGATTGTGTCGATTATCTTCTTTAGGCTTGGCTCGCTCATCTTTGATGGGAGGCCGAAGCGGTTACCCGATACTAGGCGGTCAGAGCCCTGAAGGTGAATGACTCGCTTAGTTACATCCTCAGTACGCTCACTGGTCATGTAACCAATGATGTCTGGGATTGCAGGAAGGGTATTCCTTGTAGATCCAGATAGCATCGGCACAGTCTTAACTGCACCAGTCTGCTCATCCTTTTCATCCTGTGCGTGAGCAATAAAGATGCTTAGGAAGTCTGCGTGGTGCATCCCTCTAACCATGTTGTTAGCCCACTCCTTAAGGTCACCCCACTTACCGAAACGGTTGTTGCGGTTCTCGGGCTTCTCCTCAAAGAACTTCTCAGCTCTATCCATAGCAACACCGAGGGTGTCAACGATAACCGTCTTGTATGGGTGAGGCGAGTTTAGCAAACCATCCAGCACAGACTCTAGCTGTGCGTGGTTGTCTACCTGAATTACATCCACATTCTTCCAGTCACGAGCGATGGCGGAAGCTCCGCCCTCGACATCTACTAGAAGAACTGGAGAGAACTGCTCGAGCTCGGAAGCGGAAGCAGCAAGCCAAGTCTTACCATTCTTGGGATCGCCGTAAATCAAGATGGACTTTGGCACATTGAGTGCCTCTGCCTTCTTAATAAACTTAGCGAACGCCAGTTCTGGGAACTTTGTGTCCGACATTTTATTCTCCTTATTGTTGTGCTAGATAGCTACTGAACACTGGAAGCAGTGCTCGTTCTTCTCCAACTCTTCACAGTCTACTCCGTTTTGCAAATCTGTCCACAACCTTTCTAGGCGTGTCCACACTGCATCGGCCAACTCTGGAGAGTAGTCGAAAGTATATACATAGATATCTGATTCCATAGTGCCATCTCGATTGATAAATGTCAAGCTGATGGTGCTAATTTTTATACCCATGTCGTTCAAGGCCTTTGCGTAAAGCTGACCTTGAGCTACATACTTTTGAATTGTGTATGCAGTTCTTGCATCGTGCTTTACTTCAACTGGCTCGCCATTCAGGATTAGTGGTGGCTCTAAAAGCTTCTTAATCTTTCGAGTCTTTTCCCGAGTAGAAGTTTTCCAGTCTATCAACTGCTCGTCATGCACAAGGGCTAGGTCTGGGGTGCTTTTGATGTCACCGTAACCATTCAGGTGCCCGAGATAAATCTTCTCTTCAATGCGAGCATCCTTGAGCATCGGAAACTCTTCTAGGTCAGCTTCTCTAGCAGACTCTTCAATGAGCTTATGTAGAGCTGTGCCAATCTTTGCACCGAGCCAATACTTAGAAGTCGTATTCGCTTTCCCGAGCAGAGCCTTCGCCAGATGATAGGTGCATGGGTCCGAGATCTGACTCGCCCCAACTTTCTTCTGTTTGTCCCGGTCTGTTTCTTTGAGTAGCAATCCAGTCACCAAGGAAATCACGCCCTGATCGTCTAGCATTTGGATACCTCTTTCTCCCTAATTTTCTAATCTCGCTCGGTGTCATCCCACCCCACATGCCGTGGTCTGGAATGAATGAAATGGCATACTCGCCACAAAGTTGCTTTACTGGGCATCTATCACAAACCATCTTCAAGAACTTGTAGTCCATGTGAAGGGTTACATTGTCAACGATGTCTACTGGAACAAAGATGTCGGGATACTCCTGACACTCAACTCCACCTACCTCGTTGATTTTCTTGAATAGCTCTCTTCTAAGCTGCTCAGTAGTTGGCAGGTCTTGCACTTTTCTCCTTTTCAGTTATGTGTTGCAGTAAGACTAATACTTACTTATGTGGTTGTCAAATCACCACAGCTTATCTTCGGCCTTGCCCATGTTGATGCCTCCCCAGACACCGTAAGTCTCGCCATTGGCAACGGCGAAGTCATAGCACAGCTTTAGAAGTGGGCACTTGTGGCAGAGCTCTTCGGCTAAGTCATCTGGAATCAGGTGCGATTCATCCTCATAATCCATGTAAAAGTATGGATTGTCTTTGCAGTTATAGGTAGCTACCTCGTCTTGTGCTTCGGAT